TTGCTGGGAGTTTAATGTATGGAAACAACATCATATCGGGAGCCGTCGTTCCGAGCAGCAATGCCATCGGACTACACTTCTACCCAATTTGGGAAGCTAATTCACTTGATGAATGGCTCTACAACGGCGGTCCTTTCCAACTCGTTGTCTTCCACTTCCTCATTGGCATCTATGCTTACATGGGACGAGAGTGGGAACTTAGCTATCGACTAGGGATGAGGCCCTGGATTTGTGTTGCATATTCAGCCCCTGTTGCCGCAGCGTCGGCAGTCTTCCTTGTATATCCGTTTGGTCAAGGTTCGTTCTCCGATGCTATGCCTCTGGGTATTTCGGGGACCTTCAACTACATGCTTGTTTTCCAAGCCGAGCATAATATCCTTATGCACCCATTCCACATGCTTGGTGTGGCTGGCGTGTTCGGTGGGTCGCTATTCAGTGCGATGCACGGTTCACTGGTTACGTCCTCTCTTGTTCGTGAAACGACTGAACAAGAAAGTCAGAACTATGGTTACAAGTTTGGTCAAGAAGAAGAGACCTACAACATCGTAGCTGCTCATGGTTACTTTGGACGTTTGATCTTCCAATATGCATCTTTCAATAATAGCCGTAGCCTTCACTTCTTCCTTGCTGCTTGGCCTGTTGTTGGTATTTGGTTTGCTGCTTTGGGCGTTTCGACCATGGCTTTCAATCTTAATGGTTTCAACTTTAACCAAAGCCTTATCGACTCTCAGGGGCAAGTGATCAATACCTGGGCTGATATCCTTAACCGAGCTGGGCTTGGGTTTGAGGTAATGCATGAGCGTAATGCTCATAACTTCCCACTCGATCTTGCTACACACACTGCTCCTACTATTAGTTAATCATGGCACAAGCTACTGCTTTCGATCCAAAGGTGTCCAGTGTTAGTGCAGTTCTTTACTGTACTCCTACTGATGATGATCCTGGTTTCATTCGTGCTTACCCTGGTGGTCAGACTCTAACTGAGCTGTCACCTAAGGGTTCTGTCTGCCAACCTAGCACCTTGGCTGTTTCACCTACTACCTGGTAAATTATTTAATGGCTGATCAGAACATTAAGACTGGACGGTTTTCCGCCCGTCAAGTTGAATCCGGCCTTAGTGTTCCTGAACATGACTATATCGGGATTACCAATGATGTCAACGGTAATCCCACCACTGTCGTGTATAGGAACGGAGGTTCTAGCGGACAAATCGTAGCCACCATTAACATGAATTATGATGGCAGCGGTTACCTCACTAGTGTTACTCGTATTTCCTAATGTTTAGATTAAATCCTGTCACCGGGGTATTGGCATTTGTGCCTGAATACGCCCCACCTGGTCCACCCGGAGACATGGGTGAACCTGGATATGATGGAGAGCAAGGTCCTAAAGGCGATAAAGGTGAGCAAGGTCCTCAAGGCGCTAAAGGCGACAAAGGGGATAGAGGCTTGCCTGGTGAAGATGGACAAGATGGACTTGGCTTATTGAGTGGTACTGCACCACCATCACCCTACTTAGGTAGCGTTGGGCAGTTCTACATTGACTATGCACATTGGACTATCTACGGTCCTAAAGGTCCCGATGGATGGCCAATGGGTGTATCAATGATTGGACCCCAAGGAGAGCCTGGGTATGATGGTTACGATGGAGCAGATGGTGCTCCTGGTCCTCAAGGAGAACGTGGTCTTATGGGCCCTATGGGTCCTCAAGGTCCAACAGGTCCTATGGGTAAACCTGGTCCTCAAGGTTCTCCTGGCAGAGTAGTTACAGTGAATGAATTTGGTACTCCACAAAAGGGTTGGGGTACATCAGGTATTACCGTACAAAATAATTAAATACCATGCCTTATAAATTTAATCCATTTACAAGTAACTTCGATGAAGTAGGTACTGGTGGTGGTGGAACTCCTGGCCAAGGCGTACCTATTGGAGGTACAATTGGTCAAGTGCTTACTAAAAACAGCAGCACTAATTACGATACTTACTGGGCAACTCCTAGTGGAGGTGGTGGATCAGTAGGAATTGACCCTGTAATTGCCTCTATGATTTTCTAATATGGCTGCACCTAATCTTAAATCCCCTACTACTATTACAGGGAAAACAGCTAGATATGCTGTTACTACTAGCCTTGCCAATGCTCTAGCCAATGGTGCCGCCAGTGGCAAGGTACTCAAGATCAACAGCATCTTCTGTGCCAACGTGGATGGTGTGAATGCTGCTGACATTAGCGTCAGTATCTTTGATGGCACAACAGATCGCTACATCGCTAGGACGATTTCTGTACCAGCTGATGCTACGCAGGTGCTGAGCACCAAAGAGACTTACTTCTACTTAGAAGAAGGGGATAGCATCCGCGCCCTTGCAAGTGCAGCTAGCGATTTGGAACTGGTGATCAGCTACGAGGACATCAGCTAATGAGACTCGGACTGATCGGCGGCACGGATAGCAAGCGCACCAGTGGGGTATATCAGCCAGAGGATGTAGTATCGCTGCAAGATGCTAAGAAATACATTAGCCGCTTTGGCTACGACGGTGTGTTTAATGCACTGGCAAGCTCTGGCAATGAAGAGGGTTTCGATGTCAGCCGCGACGGTCGCTACGTTTATGTTGCTGTGCGAGGCACAAGGACGACGGCCACCATCTTTCAGTACGAGTGCTCAACTCCTTGGGATCTTTCGACGATTACCTATTCCAGCAAGAGCTTGGTGATCGGTGACTATGACACTAACTGCAACGGCATTGCAATTAGCGATGACGGCACTCGTTTATTTTTCATGGGGTATGGCGTAGATACCATATGGTCTTGCACGCTTGCGACTCCATACGACCTAGCTACAGCTACGGTTGATGTCAAAAAGGTCTATGTTGGCACGCAAGACGCCACTCCGCAGAATCCATTCTTTGGCGATAGCGGCACCAAGATGTACGTCATGGGCGCCACTAACGACACGGTGTACCAGTACACACTAAGTACCGCATGGGATGTCAGCACTGCCACCTACGCCAGTAAAAGTTTCAGTGTAACCACTCAAGAAACAACGCCTTTTGGATTGTTTTTGGGTGACAGTGGCACCAAGATGTATATCGTTGGGCAAACAAACGATACGGTTTACCAATATACATTGTCTACGGCTTGGGATGTAAGTACAGCGTCATACGCCAGCAAAAGCAAAGCTATTGGTACGGAAGAAACAAATCCTCGCGCACTATTTTTCAAGCCAGATGGATTAAAGATGTACGTCATTGGTACAACTGGTGATGACGTAAACGAATACGATCTCAGCACTGCCTGGGATGTAAGCACGGCTACCTTCCTGCGCGTATCGGCTGGTGTGGGTGAGGTAACCCCAACTGGCTTGTGGTTCAAAGACGACGGCACCAAGATGTACGTCACTGGTTCAACAAATGACACCGTGCGCGAGTTTACGCTGTCTACAGCTTGGAACGTCTCAACTATTTCATTTGTACGCTCACTATCTATTGGATTTGAAACCACTCCTACAGGCGTCACATTCAAAGATGATGGCACGAAACTGTATGTTTCAGGGCAGACGAATGATTGCGTTTACGAGATATTGCTTGGAACTGCCTGGGATATCAGTACGGCCAAGGGGTTTATTTATGTATTTGCTACAGAAAGTGCTCCTCGCGGTCTTCATATTAACAACGACGGAACACTATTGTTTCTTGGTGGATCAGCAACCGGCATAATTCGCAAGTACACGCTAAGCACCGCCTACGAACTAGGCACTGCAACACTTTCGCAAAGCTCTTCTGCATTCACTGGTCTTTTTGGGGTCCATGTTTCTGCAGATGGCTTACGCATTTACGTAACACTAGATTCCAATGCCGTAACTCCAGCAGGCGGCAGGCAAGTACGTCAAATTACGTTGACCTCTCCCAATGATCTATCAACTGCCAGTATGAGCAGTGTTGAGTTGATCCCAATATATGGACTTACTGGCAACTCAACAAGCCCGTGGGGCGTCCGAGCGTCTCCTGATGGCACACGCATGTTTGTACTATCTGATACCATTTCGGGTCTCTATCAATTCTCGCTGAGGTTTGCATGATGCTTTACTCATTCCAAGGTAATACCCCCGCTCCCTTGCCATTCCGCATCACGTTGCCTAGCGGCTTCACCCGGACTGATCCATCTACCTTTACCGAAGATGAAATCACTTCCGCTGGTTTCAGTGGTCCCTACATCGAACCACCTTATAACTCAGACACTGAGCAACTCAGCTGGGTAGATGGTGCGTACATCGTTGTAGAAAAGCCACCAGCACCTCCAGAGCCAGTGCCTATTGATCTCACAGCCACAGCCGCTGGCATCCTTGCAGCTGCTGCCACTGGAGATGCTAATGCGCTTGCTTCATTACTTAGTGACCTGGTAGCAGCAGCTAAGCAGTCCTGATTAAATAACCCAGTAGTTCATAAGAAGAACACTAGAAAGATAAACTAGAGATGTGATGGTGCAATTCCTCACCTGGGTATTGGCTTAGGCCGGTTACGACCGACACCCTTTGCCATGACAGTCGGAGAGACGACAACAAAAAATGGACAACAAAAACAAATTCTAGGATCCTAGAGAGACAACGCAAACAACTCTCTCTTAACTATTGTGGCTAACGTAAATCAAACCGTACTGGGTACGCTTAACAAGGCAGTTTCTAACACTGCCGGTTCGCAAGCTTATGATACCAAGTACGCAACTTATCTTAAACTGTTCTCCGGCGAGATGTTCAAAGCCTATGAAGGGGCTACGATCGCCAAAGGTACTGTGCAAAGCCGTACCCTGAAGAACGGCAAGGCTATGCAGTTCATCTTCACTGGCCGTATGCAAGCTGGTTACCATACTCCTGGTACCGCTATTCTCGGTTCTGGTGATCCTCCGGTGGCAGAGAAGACCATCATCTGCGACGACCTGCTGATCAGCTCGGCATTCGTCTATGATCTCGATGAGACTCTTGCTCACTACTCGCTGCGGAGCGAGATCGCTAAAAAAATCGGCTACGCTCTTGCTGAGTCGTATGATAAAAAGATCTTCCGTCAGATCGCTAAGGCTGCTCGTGAAGCTCACCCCATCACTGCTGCTCCTGGCCCTGAGCCCGGCGGTTCTGTGATCCAACTGGGTGTGCAGAAAGAGTTCGATGCTCAAGCTCTGGTTGATGCTTTCTTTGAAGCTGCTTCTATCCTCGATGAGAAGAATCTTCCTAAGCAAGGCCGCACTGCTGTACTGTCCCCGCGTCAGTACTATGCACTCGTGTCTCAGGTTGATTCCAACATCCTCAACCGTGACTACGGTAACTCCCAGGGCAACCTGAACAGCGGTGAAGGTCTCTATGAGATCGCTGGTATCAGCATCAAGCGTTCCAACAACCTGCCCTTCCTGGCTGGTAACGTTGGCCGTGTGTCTGGCGAGAACAATGATTACAGCGGTGACTTCAGCAACCACTGTGGTCTCATCTACTACAAGGATGCTGCTGGTGTTGTGGAAGCTATTGCTCCCTCCGTGCAGACTACCTCTGGTGATGTGTCTGTCATGTATCAAGGTGACCTGATCGTTGGTCGTCTGGCTATGGGTGTGGGCACTCTGAACCCCGCTGCTGCTATCGAGCTGCAGTCGGCTCGTTCCTGATAAGTGAGGTACTGAGTAATGTCTATTGCTCCCGGCTCCTCGCGTGTTGTGACCATGGGTGGTGCATCTGCTGCACCCAATAATCCCAATGGTAAAATCTTTGGTTCGACTAAGGATGTTAAATCATTCACTATTAACCCCTTTTCTCCTCTGGAAGCTGGGCGTACTGTGAGTGGTAATGGCGTGCTTGATCGTGCCTCCTCTGCTAGCTCTATTGCTGGCAATACTGCTGCAACTTAATCTTTCAGGAACTTTCTAATGTCTCTTACTCTTAATGGTAACTTCGGTGCCGTGTACCAACCCGATGCTTTCGTGGCTGGAAACATTGTTGACGCCGATCAAACTGTTACCAATAGTGCAACCCTGGTCACTGTTCCTCAGCTGACTCTTCCTATTGGTATCAACGAGCGCGTTATCTTCCGCGCTGTTATTTTCTATACTAGCACCGCTAGTGGTGACCTTAAGTATCGTGTGGATGTTCCCGCATCCCCGACTCTGTATCGTCTTGCCACTGAAAACATTGCTGCTGATGTGGCTGCAGAAGTGACCTCTGTGATCACTGCTGAGGCTGATAGCACTGCTCTGCTTGCTAGTGGCACTAATGGTGTGCTGCGTCTTTCTGGTGTTCTCTCCAACGGTTCTACCGCTGGTAATGTGATCTTCCAGTTTGCACAGAACACTGCCACCTCTTCCGAGTCGGCCATCATCCGTGCTGGTTCTTTCATCGAATATCGGAACTTCTGATCATGGCAAACCCTACTGTCAATGCTGGTGGTAGTGGCGTGGCTGGCAATGCAAACTTTGCTACCCGTACTATCACTGGTGCATATGGCTCTACTTATGCTACTAACGGTGATCTGGCTGTCTCTGACAACCATGCCGTTCGTCGCTCTGTCTCCCGCACCCACGGTGGTTCTACCGCCTCTGGTGTGTTCTCGGAGACCCAATGTCTGCGTATGGCTTACTCTGGTGTTGAGGCCGATTCTCCGGCCCTTGACGCTAGCCGTACTGCTGCCTGATTTATAGTTAAATGGGGGTCCTTCGGGATCCCTTTTTTTTAATTCTTTTATAACACCATTGTTATGCCGACAACCAATAACGCTCAGGCTGAGCTACAAGCTGTTAATGAAATTCTGGCGTCTATTGGTCAGGCGCCTGTTACCACCATCGAAGCACAAACCATCACCTATGAGGATGGCACTAGTGCTGAAATTCCAATCAACCCGGAAGTTGCAATTGTTTATGAGGCTCTGACACAAGTCTCTCGTGAGGTACAGGCAGAAGGATGGACATTCAACAAAGAGAATGAATATCCACTAACACCAGATACTAACGGTTACTTGGCTATGACTGGTAGTATGCTGCAGATGGATTTAAGTGATACTGTTGCTAACAGTTCGTTTAATACTGTTATTAGAAATGGTAGGTTATATGATAAAATTAACCATACTGATGTATGGGATACAGCTGAAACGTATGATGTTGATGTAGTCTGGTATTATGACTTTGTGGACCTCCCTCAAGTCTTTAAGGATTATGTGACATCACGAGCTGCTACACGTTGCGCTATTCGCCTTGTTGGTGATGTAAACCTTACCCAAGCTTTGTCTTCGTTTGAAACGTGGCGTAGGGCTAACTGCCTTGAGTATGAGTGCAATGAAGGTGATTACACTATGTTTGGTTTCAAGCAAGGTGATGGATTCTACAATAGCTATAAACCATTTAAGGCTCTTGCACGATGACTTCAGTATCCCAACGTATCCCTAACTTCCTTGGTGGTGTCTCTCAGCAAGCTGATGAGAAGATGTTATTGGGTCAAGTTAAAGAAGCTCTTAACTGCTACCCTGATATCACCCTTGGTATGCTTAAGCGTCCTGGTGGTAAGTTCCTTGGTAAGTTGTCTGGCTTAACTGCTAACACTGCCGATACCTCTGCATGGTTTAGTGTACTACAAAGTGCTACTGAGAAGTACATTGCTCGTGTGTCGAGTGCTGGTGTTACTAGTGTATGGAACTTGTTGACTGGGCAGACTGCTACCATTACCTACCCAACTGGTAAGCAAGCTTCTATTGAGTCGTATTTAACTGCTACTGATTACAGAAGTATTAAGACACTAACCATTAACGACTACACATATATCCTTAATACTGAAAAGACAGTAACAGCTATAACATCACCAACTTGGAATGCTAAGCGTCAAGCTACTCTTGTTGTTAATACTGTTGATCACTCTATTACTTATTCAGTTACCATTGGTGCGTCTACATTCACCTATACCTCCCCTAGTTCTGGTTCTAACTTAGTTCTCAGCACGGTAATGACTGGTATTTCCAATGCCATAACTAGTGGCTTTGCTACTAAAACAATCATTGATAATACCATCTACCTTACCTTTAACTCTGATACTAATGTGTCTGCCTTTGGTGGTCCTGATGGTAAGTACATGAGGGCCTTACAGGATTCATCTCCTGGACCTGTAACTTCGTTACCTGAACAAGCAAAGCACGATCAAGTTGTTAAAATTGCTAATGCAGCTGGTTCGCTGGATGACTTCTACCTTAGGTTTGTAGCAGATGATGGGACAAGTGGTAAAGGTTATTGGGAAGAAACAATAGCTCCTAATGTTAGTACAGGCTTTAATGCTAATACTATGCCTGTAGCTCTTATTCGTACTAGCACTAGCCCATTGACATTTAAGGCTACATTCTTGGATGGGTCAACTCAAGTAGATGGATCAGCTACAGTAACTGCTAACGACGACACCTTGATTTGGGACCCTCGTAGAGTTGGTGATGATAGTACCAATAGTCAGCCTTCGTTTGTAGGACATACTATTAAAGATATCTTCTTATATAATAATAGGTTAGGATTCCTTAGTGAAGATAATATCTCCATGTCTCAAGCTGGTGATTATTATAATTTCTTCTTTAAGTCAGCAACTACAATAACTGCTTCTGATCCTATTGACCTTAGTTGTGCTAGTGTTAAACCAGCAGTTATTGCTTCTGTTATACCAGTTACACAAGGTCTTCTTCTATTTAGTGATAATCAGCAGTTCCTTATGGAAGCTGAGAATGGAGCGTGGACTCCTAATAATTGCAGCATTAGCACTATTGCTAATTATGAACATGATCGCTATCTAAAGCCTGTCGATCTTGGATCTACTATTCTATATGTTAGTAGAAACCAAAGCTGGGCTAGGGTGTTTGAGATCTTTGTTCGTGGACAACGAGAGACACCTACTGTTACCGAAACAACCAAGGTTGTCTCTGAGTGGATACCCAATACTATCACGGACTCCATAGGAAGTGCCCAGAATGGCCTGTGGGTAGGCTCTAGTAGGACTTCAAGGTATATGTACCTCCATCGTTTCTACGAGCAGGGAGACGAGCGTCCTATGGCCTCATGGGTGAAGTGGTATCTACCTTCTAATATTGTCCATGCTGCTATTCAAGGTGATGTACTTTTCGTACTAACCAGCGGTACTGAGGGATATACAGTAACCCAGTATAAACTAGTTCTTGCACCTAGTACTGGTGGTCTTACTAACAGTCTTGGTAATTCTGTTGATCCACATCTTGATTCTTGGTGTGAAGTGACTGATGCAACTATTGTTTCACCAGCTCCTCCTACAGCGCCTAGTTATAGTAATGCAACAGGATTAACTAAGGTATATCTTCCTACATACTTTAATACTACTAAGACAATTAGATTTGTTGTGGGTCTACTTAAAGCAGGTAGTCCTGGTACACAATCTGGTTATACTAATGTAGCTGTTTTAGCATCTGATGGTGGTGGTACTTACTTTACTATTCCTGGCGATGTTACTGGTAACTACATTTATATTGGCTATGAATATAATATGGAAGTAACTCTTCCTAGATATTATTATAGCATGGGCCAAGCAGGTGTTGATTACACTGCTGTTACTACTACTGCTCGTATGGCATTCTATACAGGTCTTGGTGGTGATATCTATTTTAACATTAGGGATCGCAGTAGGCCTGAGTGGTCTAGTATTGGTGGAGCACAGATAGCTGATTTCTATTCCGCTGATACATCACCATTCCGTGATGCATATGTTTATAAAGTCCCCATTCATCAAAGACCTGATAACTATACAATGAAAGTAACTTCTAATACTCCGTTCCCTGTTAGTCTTGTGTCTATGCAGTGGGAAGGTAGATACTCACCTGGATTCTACGGGAGGAGCTAATTATGCCAGCATGGTTTGCAGGTGCTAGTGCTATCTTTGGTATCGCTGGCTCTGCCATGGGAACTTCTTCCCAAAATAGAGCAATAGCAAATCAGTATAAATACGATCTACAAGCTTGGAAATATAGCAAACAGCGTCTTAGAGCTGATCGTCGACACAATGTAGATCAATGGCGCTATAACGTACAAAACGAAGAAACTCTAGGTGCGTTCAAAGATGCTACCAATCTACAAGATTGGCAGTATCAAACAAAGATTCAACAGGCTGAGTATGCTCAACAACTTAAGCAGTATGCTAAGTCTGAACAGATCTATGGTCAGCAGCTCACCTTTAACCAGATGGCTCAATCTGCTGCTATTGAAGCTGAGTATCGTAAATTGGAAGATGCTACTAATGAATTAGCTTACCAGAATCAAGATATTGTCATTAAAGCATTACAATCTGAAGGTACTACAGCAGTTAAAGGACAGGTAGGTAGAAGTGCAGATAAGATGGAACAAGCTGAGTTTGCTTCATTTGGTAGAAACCAGGCTATCCTAGCTCAATCTTTAATCAGTGCTCAGGCTGATGCTCAAGTTGCTCTAAAGAAGATTGCTACCGATAAGTTTGGTGCAGACCTTGCAGCAGAAGCTAATCGTATGCTTGCTCCTGAGCGTGCTATTGCTCCGCCTAAGCCTCTTACCACTCCAAGGGCTCAGTATCTTAAGCCACGTAAACTCACTAAAGCTGACTTTGGACCTAGGCCGATTATGGGTGCTAAGGCAGATATGGCAGCTGGTATCCTTGGTGCAGTTGGTAGTGGACTTGCTAGTGTTGCTGGGTCACTACCTACAAAATAAAATCCCTAATTAAAAATTAAATGGATCAAGTAAGTTACAGAGGGTACGCCCGTAGTATAGGTTTCGATCCTATTAAAGCCCCGACAGAAGGTCTCTCTCGTATGCAAGAGAGGGACAACCGTGTTATACGTAACATGGAAGAAAATCGTAGGGCTATAAAGGAAGTAAGGGATGACTATGCCCGTGGTCTTGAGAGGAAACTTAGTATTGAATCTCAAGACAGGGATAGGAATTATCTCTATGAAAAATCACTTGATGAAAATAGGCAGAAGTTTGTTGAGAAGAATGCTCAGACGTTAGTTCAAAACGAACTACAACGTAGTAAGAATATAATGGCTACGTTTGAGAGCTTATCTAAGTTTAGTACTACTCTTGGTGAAGTAGTCACTGAGTACAAGAAACAACAGACTGAGCAACAAAAACAAGAGTCTATATTTAAAGTTGCTAGTGGTCAGATTCCACTACAACAAGTTCAAGAAATGCAGAACCTGTTTGCCTTGAGTAAGGCAGCTGGTGAATCTAACGATAAGATGGTAGAAGGCTTCCAGAAGAGAGGTCTTGACCCTTATCTCATCTCATCCTTTATGTCCAGTAATCCAGCACGTAAGGCTGGTATTGTTGAACAAGCAGGTAAGATGATGTTCTCTCAAGAGTGGCCATCTTGGTCACTCAATAAATTGAACGAACGTGGTTTGACAACTGCAGAGCAACGTTCTGCTGCTGCTCCTGCACTAATGCAAGAGTTCATGAAAGAGAAAGGGTTTAACGATGTTAATCCTATGCTCCTTACAGATACTCTACAAAAAGCACTCACTGTGTATGGTGGCCACATCGAATCTGCTAGGAAGGCTGATATCCGTACTAGAACTGATGAGATCCTTAGTCAAGAAACTAAGAATCTAATTTCCAATCAAACTGGTGAACAGTTCATGACTGCCCTAAAGGCAGGTGCTATTACCTATCAAGAGGATGCTGCTACTCCACTAGGTCTTAGAGGATCAAGGGAGTACTATTATAATATCCTGTCAGACTCTACACTTATTAGCGACGAAGCTGTGCAGAATATGCTATCTACTGCTATGACTGATAATGGTCAGAGCATGAAAGATAGGTATCCTGCTGAGTATGATGCACTGATGGAGAAGCGTCGTACAGATGCTAATCAAGAAGCTGCAGCAGTCGAAGCTGTAAAAGATAGAGAGAATAAGGCAAAGCAAGATCAACTGCTTGAGTATGCACGTACCAATAACCTTAATGAAGATGAGTTAACTACTCTCATCAAACAAGCAAAGGTTGAAGGTGTCCCAACTGATCTACTTCAAGCTCAACTTGCTTTTACTACTGAACAGCAAAATGCTGACTTCTGGACTAAGACGTTCCGTGAGGCAGAAAAGAATGGTACACTTACAGCAGAAGATGTCTATCAAGCTGGTGTTCCTGGTACTGTAAGGCAGCAGTTCCTGGGATCAGCACAAGACTTAGATCGTCGTAGATCTAATGCTGGTATCGATCCAGCGTTGGTTAAGGCTGAGTTTACTGATGAACTTAAGCGGAACTTGATTGGTGATAGTACTGATCGTGCTGCTCATTTCAGTCTACGTAGTGCATCTGCTTATGCATATAACTTGTATACGCAAAAGTTTAAGCAGTACTCCGAGACAATGGAGCCTAGTGCTGCAGCTGCTCAGGCACGTAATGATGTACTGACTGCAATCACTAAAAAGAGTGGTAGGTTTGCTGTTATCACCTCTGCTCAAGGTAAGACATCACAGGCTTTCTATGGAGCATTCACACCTGGTAAGCACGCTAATGCCCCTTCTAAGATTGACATCATCAACACTAAAGATGTTGTAAATCGCTTTAATGCTAACCGTAACATTATCAATGAAGAAGTTATTGTTAGTCCTGCTTTGTTGAAGGATATTGATAACAGGATTGCTAACGGTAAGCCGTTCTCAATGCCTGAAGTACTCAACATTTTACAGAGAGCACAGCCTGGTACTACTTCTACTGATCTCCTTAATGCTCAACTTAAAGCAGCAGGTCTTACGCAACGAGTAAAGCCTGGGTTTAGGGATACACTAAGTAGGAACATTATGAATGATCCTGTGTTGCAACGTATCCTTGCTCAACCTACTACTCAAGATCGACTTAATACTGCTATCATTGGTAGTGGTAGTGCGCCTGCTACTGTACGTACAGGCAACAATGGTTATGCTGATGTAGCAGCACTTGGTACTGCCTCTGGATTTAAGTTCCCTCAGGTAATGGCTGCTATGTGGGCATTGGAGTCTGGATGGGGTAAGTACACTTCTGGTAAGAATAACGTCTTTAACATTAAAGCACGCCCTGGTCAAGGCACACAAAAGAATGGTTCCTATTGGAGGGACTATGCTTCTCCTCTTGAGTCTGCTAAGGACTTCATGAATCTCATGACTGATCCTAGGTATGCTCCTGGTCTTGCTAAAGCTAAGACACCACGACAAGCTATTGAAGCTATTGCAGCTGGTGGCTATGCTGGTGGTGAGGCTGCCTATCCTAGTAAGATCATTCGTGTGATGCAGCAGATGGGTGTTAATGTTGATCAACCTTACAGCCCCGCACCTCCTGCGCGTAACCAAGCTTTTATGCGTCCTACCCTCGCTTATATTACTAGCGACCTTGGCTCACCTGGTCAACCACACCTAGATGTTAAACAACAAGATAACCCTAATACTCCACAGAATGAGTTTAGAGGTAGATTCAAAGAGAATGAGCTTGATCAATTTGTTGTTGTTCAGGATCCTGAGTTTGGTATGATTCCTGTTGGTGATCTGCGTAAACGTCTTCCAGGACGTGGTGATAACTTTGATCAGCATATGGCTAGGGGTTCTCACGGTATTGACTACCCAACTGCTTACAACAGCAAAGTATTTGTACGTAATGGAGCACGCATTGTGTCTAAACAACAGACAAGGTGGGGCTCTATGGTTATTATTCAACTGCCGGATGGACGGCGTTTCAGTTTCTTGCACGGTAAATCAGTATGACACAAACCCCCTATGTAGACGAAGAAGAACTGAAGCGTATTATGGCTGAGGAGGAGGCTCAGTATAACGCTCTACAGTCAGAGGCTCCTTCTTATAATCCTAAGACTAATGCTCCTGATACAATGTATAAGGAGGCTACACCAGCTGAGAATAAAGCTGCTGGTAATGTACAACCTGTTAAGTCACCTGCTGAGCAAGCTATCCAACAGCTTACTGGTGGTGGTCAGCAGCCACAGCCACAAGGCCAAGAACCATCATTTATCGATAAGGCGGGTAGTGTTGTTAGGGAAGCAGTAGAAAGTACTATTGCTGTACCTATGGGCATGACTGACTTCGGTATGGATGTCATTGGTCGTATTCCTGGTGCTGAGTGGATTGATGATGCTTGGGATGCTAAGACAAAGTTCAAGAATCCTGGTGTTCAAAAGATTAGAGAGGTAGCTTCTGTTCTTGCTCCTAGCATTGGTGTAGGCACTGTCTCTGGTTTAGGTACTGCTGGTATGGCTGGTGGCCCTATTGCTCGTGGTCTTGCAGCGATTGGTATCAACCTTGCTGGTGATGTTGCTGTTAACGCTATCAGCGACCAATCAGAAGGTGATACAGTATCGACGAT